CTTTAATCTCTTAGCTTCCTTTTCTCCTTGTTCTAGTTGAAGTTCTAACCTAGCAGACTTGGTAACTATATCATGTTCTTTACCTAACTTCTTTAATTTATCCTTAACCTCTACTACTTGTTCGGTAGTATTTAAATCTATAGCTGCCTGATCAAGGGTTAAAATACCTATCCTTTCATTGTTAGCTTTAATGTAATATTCTTGTTCACTGATGCTGTTATTTTTATTAGTGTCGAAATTCTCTACTATCTCTTTCTCCCTATCAAGTTTACCTTGCATAGTATCGCAGTCCTTAATTATACCATTAACTACTCTACTTTGATCTTCATATTCCTCTAACCTAGATTTATATTCTACCTCTGCTAATTCCCTAGCTTTAGAAATATATAATACCTCGAAAGCTTCATCAAATACCTTCTTTTTATTTGGGCCAGTTTCTGATATAAGCCTCTTTAATTTCTGGCCAAAGATAATGGAGTTTTTAAATAGCTCCTCAGAATAACCCAGTAACATTTCTAATTCTCCTTGGGTATCCCTTTTATCTTTAGCAAGAGTTTCTTCACCGTCAACCAAAACTACCAACCTGTTTTTACCCTTAGCTCCTTCAACTATGCCTCGATATTCTTTACAACGTATTACCTTTACCTCTTTAGTACCCACCAAAAAATTTATCTCAACCTTAGTCCCTAGATAATCTTGACCGCGGATAAAATCCCAGGTTTCAACTGACCCACTTAATGTTTTACCATATAAACCCCAGAATAAAGCATTGATAAATTTAGTTTTACCATAACCATTAGGAGCTTGGATAATATTCAAGCCTTGAATACCCCAATCAAAAGTTTCTTTCTTTATAGGACCAAAGCCCTCAACGTGCATCAATACGAACTTTATCATCTATTGTCTTGGCTAAACGTCTAAAAAACCTACGTACTTTCCACCTAATTGGGTGTTTCTTTTTAAAAAGGTATGACTCCCTAGTATAAGCGGTACCTTTTATCCTGACTACTTTATTTTCCATATCAATCCTCTACTTTATTTAGAATACGTATTAACGCCAGCTTCTACTTTTATTCTTAATCCCTTTTACTTTCAGGTATTGTTCTGCCAGTGTCATACGACTCTTATTGGGGTTAAACTTTTTAAGAACTTCTTTATCTCTTTTCTTAGCCTTTACTAAAGGTATCCAATAATCATTAGTATCTGGCTTACCATTTTCAGGAGTAAATATTTTAAATTGGGGGGCATCGTACTTAACAAACTCTACAGACAAATCATCGTAAATCCTAAGGTATCCCATAACACAACCCATATCTGATTTCCTTTGTTGATAAGGGGCTCCCACCATGTAAACATTATCCCAAAGTTTATCATACCTATGTATATGGCCTGACAATACCAAGTCATATCCCTGAAAAAACTTACCTAGATTACGTGGTACATTCTCCACATTGCTTACCTCATACCCACTGGGGTCCTTAGCTCCCCACAAATCAGTATGAACTAAAAGAATATTGGGAATATCTTTACGTATATATTTTCTACTCCTCTCTACCAGCTTATCGAAGCCTATATTGTGGAACATATATGGTATACCTATAACATTCAATTTACCATTTATTATCCTACCTTTATACTCTACCGAAGTAAATAGTTTTGGGAATGCTTCACAAGCTCCCAAGAATAAAGAGGCACTGGTATGATCTAGGGTATTTTTATCTACCTGATCATGGTTACCACTTATACCATAGATATGAACATTATCCATACTACTAAGGGTTCTAAAAACCCTATTATAATACTGATAAGCCACAGTATCTATGGCCTTGGGGGTATGGTACAAATCACCGGGAAATAAAATAGGTACTGATTTACGATTAGCCTCATCAGCTATATGTTTTATAAATTTAGAAGCTACAGCCAACCTTTTACCCCCCTCGTTATGCTGTGGCCAATCATATAAATGCCAATCTGAACTGGCTATAGCTAAGAGTCTTTTATGTTGTTTCATCTTGTATTTTTTCAACCAAACCACCAGTAACTTTTACTTTAATTATTACATTAATGCTTCTAATACCCACAGTAGTTTCTGTTTTAACTACCTTACCATCAGCCTGGATCTCCAGATTATAACCTGACCAGATAGCATCGTATTTGCCATCTGGTAAGTCTATTGGTTTGATAGCTAAACTCATCATCAGAGTATACCCTTAATAAAATCCTCGGTAATTTTCTTACGGTATTCCATATCCCATACCTTTATATAAAGAATATTATACCCATTGAAATACTCATCTATTACCATTTGCATAGTGTTATCCACCATTTTCTGGTAAACCATGCTGGTTATACGTTTAGAGTTATTCTCTATAGAATAACCTTCCGTAGTATCAGGCAGAGTAAGGAAAATAGTCTTATCAGCTAACCTATGTAATTGTTTACAGACATTAATAAAGGTTAAATTATTTTCATCGCTATGATAAGCCTGTTGCAATAAGAAATACGCCAGGTTATCTATTGGCCCACGATCTGTAACAAATTCCTTTTCATTAACCAACCTGTCAACCCTATTAAATAAGATATCCCTCTGATAAAGGAATCCTATCTCTGGGTTAGCCATACATTTCTTAAGGGCATCTGCATGACTGGAAAATCCATACTTTGGCCAGAGTGTACTAGCTGAGGTGGATATATAAGGTAAACCAAAACGTTCAGATATAAACTTAGCTAAAGTAGTTTTACCTACCCCACTGGTACCTGTAATGAATATTCTATCTGCTCTTTCCATAAAGCTTCTTATAGGTGTTTATAAATTGTGGTTTTAAAAATGAATTCATTTCAAATTCATGACAAAGATTACTTAATAGCTCTTCATTGAATAACCCGTGTTGGTAAGGTATCTTTTCCTTTATTAAAAATTTCCGATAAAAATATTTAAGGTCTATTAATTTCGTATTGAATTGCCATACTTCTTTTAGCTTTTGGTTATCCATTTTACCAAACTGTTGGTTAAGCTTTAGGTACTTACGTATACTACCAAACTGTTTCATAAATTTGACCCCCCTAATTTCTCCTATACCTGGGTACCCAGGTATATTATCAGAGTGATCCCCTATTAAAGAAAGGTAATCTACGCACTGATTAGGATGGTAACCCAGAACTTCTATGGCATTAGATAATTCTATAAGTATACCTTTACCAGTATTAAACACGGAAATAGTCCCACCTGAATCATGTTCTCCTATGAGTTGGTTAAAGTCCTTATCACCAGATATAATAATAACGTTCCAGCCTTTCCTATAGTAACGTAAAGCCACCATAGCAATAAGGTCATCGGCTTCGTATCCCCTTTTATGTATTATGTCTAAACCTAAAGCCAATAAAAACCTAACAGCATCATCTCTCTGACGATAAAAGTCTTCCTTATCAAAACCAAGTCTTTGTTCCCTTTCCTTATAAGATGGCAAGAGCCCCTTTCTAAAGGAGCTCCTACCACCATCAAGGGCAATCATGGCTTTATCGGGAACAAATTTTCTGATCAAACTTTCGATGATGTAAGGAATCCCATAGACCACAGAAGTATTAACCCCATCAAAAGTCTTTAGGTTAGGGAATTTATGGTAAGCTCGATAAGCTAAATGATTACCGTCCAATATAATCAAAGTTTTATTCATCATCGAATTCCTCTTGCTTAGCTACTTTCTGAATCCTTACTGGATACCTATTGATACCTGCACTGACTAACTTATCTATCTTCTTCTCAGTCTTGGTAAGGGTATTAACCCCAGATTCCTTAATGAGTTTCTTTCTTAACTCATTATTGATTTTTAATACCTCAGTTAAGCTATCCTTACCATCGGCAATCTTTTCCCCATTAAACCAGTAACCCCGCTTACCCTTAATAACCTGTATAACCTTTGTATTAAGGAATAAGGGTACTAAATTGGAATACTTATTAAAACCAACCTTATTATATTCCGCATTAAAAAAGATCTCAGTGATAAAGGAAGGTCTAGGTGGAGCTACCTTATTCTTTTTCATTCGAACAGATACCTCATTACCTAGCCATATCTTATTATCCTTAGCTCCTTCTGTTATCCTCTTCAATTGGAAAAATGCCATCCTTTGAGATGCAAAGAATTTCATAGCATCCCCGCCAGGAGTAGTATCGGGGTCTTCAAAAATAGTTGCCCCTACTTTTTTCCTTAATTGGTTTACAAATATCAAGGTTATACCCAATTCTGAAAAGAGCTGGTTACGAATCCTTAGGTATTTATATATAGCCTTAGCTCGGTTACCCATCTCAGCTTTAGCATCTGATTGAACTGCATTGATATTGTCTTCACAATCAAGAGCGGCAATGGAATCAGTAACCAATAGGATAGGTTGATTCTCATTAAGTTTTGACCGGTAAGTAACTGAAAGGTCAGCAGCCCAATCCGAGATACGTTCTATTGAGGTTTCTGGATACAAAACAATCTTAGATAAATCTAAGCCATTTTGAACCGCCCACTTAGGATCGAAGCTTTGTTCTGCATCATTCCATAAAACCATACCTCCTAGATACTGGGTACAGTATGCAAAATCCATAGCTACTAAGGATTTACCCGAAGACTCCCCGCCAAATATCTCGCATATCTTACCGTAAGGAATACCCCCACCCAGGGTATAGTTTAGGTATATATGTCTTGAAGGTATCCACAAGGAATCTTCTGGTATTACAGTTACCTTACTGGCCAAACCACTACCCTGATATTTTTTAAATATCTCAGACTCAGTGAGGACATTACCAGCTTTCTTGATAACTCTCTTCTTAGCCATTACTATAGATCCCTTTTCTTTTTAATAATTTTCTTTGACCCCGTTTTCTTTTGCTTCTTGGGAGAATCTTCGTCATCATCATCCTCTGCGGGTAAATTGAGGAACTTAGCAGCTATTTCTTTAGTAGCCTCGTAAGTAGGTATGATTGCCTTGAATTCCTTGTCAATATCATACTGGAATTTTACCCCTTTAGGTAGAGCACTTTTGGGACACGGGGTAACTGAATACTCTGTATCTGTTTTACCTGAACCAGTACGAGATAGCTTAAGGTCATACCCCTGCTTACCTGGGTCAGTCATATCTCCCCAGTCATCTTCATCAAGGTAAAGGTCTATGATATCCTGGTACATACCAGAAGTAAGTATAACAAACTTGGGACCCCTTTCCTCATCTATCTGCTTACCCTTCTCATCCTTGTAAAGAAGGCAGAAAGCCAGATATCTTTGACGAGGAGCAAATTTCTTAGCCAGAGACTTATCCTCTTCATCTTCAGAATTTTTTAATTCCTCGTAAGCCTCCATTATAGCACAGGGTTCATCAATGGATACTGGAGATATCACCCCCTTAATATCCCCACCAAGGTAGAACTGGGTTACTTCCTTTATAAATTCTTCATCTTCTCCAGCAGGAAGTATCCTAACCCTGAGAGTAGTATCTGCCTTGATGAAAACTAAGTTACCAGATTGACTTCTGGATTTTAATTCTTCACGCCTCTTTTTTAGGCGGGCTCTCAAATCTTTTTTTGCCATAACTTTTATCCCTTTCTAATGTTAGCACTAAGTGTTTGTATTAAATTTACTCTTTGTTCAAATCCCTTTACACATACTTCTATGGCCATAAGCTGACCTTCTAATTCTAAATGTTCAGCTAATATTTCCTGATATTCTGGGTTAACTACTACCATAGCTTCTACCATATCATTAGCCATGGATTTCCCAGACAAGGGGTCTTTATCCTTTTTGTATCTAAGGAATAACTTCTTATACTTCTTCTCTAGTTTATATTCAGATTGCTTGTGTAACCTGAAAAGTTTCTTGTAAAGCATATTCAAAAAGGCATATGAAGAAGGCTGTGATTGAGCTTCTGAATTTATTTTATCCTCATCAA